CCAATCTCTTTATATGTATGGTTAACTGCGATACAAGGAATATCCTTTGTAGTCAGTTTAGGTGTAATGATTCTGAACAATGACTTGAGTGCTTTTGCTCTCGACATATCCGCTACTGATTTTTCATTCATAGCATCCTCAACTTCTTTCTTCGAAGCAAGGTTACCGATTGAGTCAATCATTAGGAATACATTGTCACCTTTTGATACTTCATCTAATCTTTTTGTAATATCAAACTTTAGTTGTTCAACATCTTCAATTGGAATGTGAAGTACTCTTGTTGTATCAATATCAAAAGATTCTAAATACTCAGGTGTAATACCATATTCAGAATCGTATAACAAAGCAACACCTTTCGGGTACTTTTTCAAATAAGCCTTCATACAATATAAGCCGAGCAAAGTTTTGAAACTTTTTGATTCTCCTGCTACAACTGTAAGACCTGGGATAAGACCACCTTTTAACGAACCACTAAATGCAATATTTACAATAGGTAGTTCTGTTTGAATAGGATCCTTATCTTTAAAGAAAGCAGAATCAGATAGAGCAGATGCCTGCTTTATTGACCCGGCCTTTAACATTTTATCGAGTAAACTCATAATTATTCTCCACTTAAAATTTGATGTAACTTATCGGCAAACGCATCAAGTTTCTCATATCGGTTTGGCCAATATATGTAATCCTTTTCTGGGTTAGCTTTTAAGTTATTCAATAGCGGTACAACCGCATCATATATTAATTGAGCCTTAGCAGCGTTCTGTTCAGCAGAAGCTGCAGTTGTAGTAACTGCTTCCTTTGCTTGTTGAACTACTTCTAATTCATCGGCGTCAACAGCAGTAAAACCAAAATCAAAATCAAGTATTGTGGTTTCTTTTTCTATAGACATATAATCTCCTTAAAAAGGAGGGCACCGAAGTACCCTCCGTGCTGTTATTAACTACGTGCCAATTCCTTAAAGATACTAAGGTCATCATCATCATCACTAGCGGTTGAGCCTACATCAGGTTCAGCCGTTGCCATTACTGGTTCAGCTGTATCGTTGGACATATCAGATAAATCCAATTCATCAGCAGTTTCAGTTACCGGTGCAGAAGCAGTCGGTTCATCATTTTGTAAATCAAGAACACGATAGAGTTTAGTTTTCAACTCGGAATATGACTTGAAGTTCTTTTCAGAAACAATTTCTTCGAGAGAATGTTGTTCTCCCCAAATTCTTTCCAACTCAGCATCGTCTTCAGACAATGGTGAAGCAGGGTCGAACTCAGACTTGTCATAGTTAGGATAACCTTCAAACTGTCTGATTTTGAGACGGAAGTTTGCTCCTTCCCATAGGTCAAACGGATTTACTGGATCCTCATCTTCAAAAGTTGGATTCATTAAATCATTCAACTTATCAAAGATCTTCTTACCGAATTGATAAAGGAATACTTTACCTTCGTTTTCAGGATTGCCTGAATCTTTAACGATATAGACATTAGCAGTATACTTGAGCCTGCGCTTTTGCTTACGTGCTTGGTCTTTATCAGATTCAACTCCACTATTCCACAGTTTAGAATTAAACTCAGAAACAGGATCATCCTGGTTCAATGTGGTTAGTGAATTTTCGATATACCATAAACCTGTAGGTCCTTGGAATCCATGATCCCACAACCTTACGAAAGGCATTTCTTCACCTTGAGGTGCAGGCAAGAAACGGATTACTGCGAATCCATTACCGGCTTTGTCTCTCGTTGGTTTCCAAAATTTTCCTGCGTTAGGGTCTTGGTATGATTTTGAAGATATCTTTTCAAGTTGAGAGTTCAACTTATCCAAGGTCTTCGTGCGATTCTTCTTCAGAGAAGAGAAGTCTGTTAGTGCCATAATTAGTTCTCCTTATGTATAGCGTTATATTGCGTAGTATTAAATATCAAACCGTTCTTTAACAATTGTCTTAAAACGATTTGGTTCAAACTCCAAGAAAGGTTTATACTTTCTGGATTTGTCTATTATATCAAAACTAACATGTTTGTCAACTATTTTCTCACTCCAGTACGAAAATATATTCGCCATGAAAGCTAAAATAGTAAACGTCTCAAGACTAATCTTCTTTTGTAATAACAATGTCATCACAAGAGGATGTTGTCCATCGACTGATATAAAGTTTCGCTTGTATTCATCATTAAGATGAGCAAGCTCGGATTTGAAGACATAACCTAATGATTCTATCTTTTTCCTCCAATTCATATATCTGGCTTCGCCTTCGCTGTCAAGCAAATCACGTACCCAGATGTTTTTATTTATTAAAAGATTACTTAAAATGAGTCCTTGAACATCATCTTTTTTCGCTAATTTTGCGAATGAATAGGCATCGTTTCGAGACATAAATGTTTCGTAATTTGCACGTACCTTTCCATTGTATTTAAAGTAATCGTAATTGTCCGTCGTAAAATGTTTTTTCAATGCTAAGAATTTAACATAAGCATTAAAACTATCATCACTCGCTAAAGTCTGTGATATCTTGTTCATCTTCCTTCTTCACCATCTTTAAAGTAACTGCCTCAGTCCGAATCTTTTCTTTCAAGATAGAACTCTTCTTTACGATTTGAGCAATTGTTTCTATTTCAATTCCATTCTTCTCGGAGAAGTCGACTAAGGCGTCAATATATGGAACTCCTTTTGAAATATGTTTGCTTATTTCGTGATGGATTTTATCGGGTGTTAGAGCTACAACGGACATATCAGTTTTTTCCTTTGAATTCTTTTTTGTCATGTATACCTTATATTATATACTAGTTAACTGCGTATGTCAATAGTTATTTTTTGAAATGTATAATAAACCTGCCCAGCTGAAGTATTTCAACCGGACAAGTCTATTATAACAAAGTTTTACTTAGATGTCAATCTATTTATTAAGCCACTCTAAGGGGGTCGAGCGGCTCGCAAAAGTTGATGACACTGAGCGATTGTCTGTCACAAAGTTCAACGTGATGTTGAACGAGAGGGATACCATAGATTGGTGATTGAAAGGGCATGTATAAATGAGGCCAAATAATTGGTGCTAAGAATCCAGTAATACAAGCTCCAAAAAATAAAACAGCAAGGGTCCAATTTCGGACTGTCTTAATCATTTTATTGTACCTCGTTAACCTCTTTTTGACCAACTAAGTAGCCAGCTTTTTCCCAACCTTCTAAGGTACGGCAGCGAGTCTTGCGCGTGGTTAAACCATTGATACCTTGGATTTCTACTCGAGCACAATATAGACCATCGTCATTCAAACGTGCAACATAATCTTTTCCATCAGCAACTGCTTGGGTGGCAATTCCTGAGGCCGCAAGACAGAGGGCAATTACTAAGTTCTTCATTTCTTTTTTTCACTCCTGTGTGAAATTATAAATTAGGGTTAAGTGTTACCAAAGGTAACGCTACTATATATAACAGGGTTGTGAAAAATTGTGTTAAGGTTTTGTTAAACTTTCACTATTATGACCATTCATGAGATTTATTCTTTGACAAAAGTATAACACCAAAAGTGTCTATACTTCTTCAAATAAAACATTCTCTACATATTGATTTTTGCGTTCTTCAGGTACACCCATTGCGAGTATTGAAGAATGAAGCATCTTATTCATTTTCTGATTACGACAATATTTGTTCTGTGCTTCTTTTGTATTCAGACAATCTAATTTCTGATGAACAGGATTTCCCATCTCTGAACAATAAAAAGTAACTAGGTTCAAAGCCATCTGACAAAGTTGGTCTGTTTCTAATCCTTCTCTTATTGAACCTGCGCCTACAATATTTTCAGAAAAGATTTCTTTTGCCCAGTCAGGCATCTCTCTTGCTCTTGTCCAAGTTAGTTCTTCGGTTTCGTATTTAAACTTATCTAGGAATACATGACCTCGGTCGTGAAGTGGAGAGTAATCGCAAAAGCAACCTGATATCTTTTTAGGATTAGCAACAATATCTAAACCGAAGATAGGAAGGTCAACATCAAACTCAGGAAACACATTAATATGCATTAACCATAATTTGTTTTTACCTACGGGTTCAATTGTTTTTAAATGACATTTGCGAATAATGTCGTTTGACCAAAAGTGATCTTCCCAACCGTTTAAGTCTGCTGTGTGTTTAGGATTATCATAACGTTCCATATAGGAATCAAACACATTACAGATTTCCTCTGATAAATTTCTCAATCTATCAAAGAGAGGACTTTCAATTTTATTCATTATCTTCCCAACCGCCCATCTGTCTTGCCATCGCATAATTTTCTGGTTCGTAATCTTCTGCGTTGTTTCGATAGTTTTCCATGAGCTCATGGAATAACCTTTCTGCATATTCAAAACATATCATTGCTTCGTCAGCCATTCCATCATGTAATAATTCTCTTACTTGTTTAATCAACTCTGCCCTGTTTTCAAATTCATACATAAGACCTGCACCAGGAACATTTCTTTTAATGATTTGACCACCGTGAGCATCTCCAAAGTGTCTTACATACAAATGAGCAAGTAATGCTTCGTTATCACCATCTTCGAGAAGTTTATGAATATGTTTATTATATTCTATAACGGATTCAAAGTTTTCTTCAACTTCTTCTAAATCGTAAGTGGATTGTAATTCTGATAAATCTTCTTCAATTAAAGTTGACCTAAAGATAGGTTCTAATTCCATCGGTACTTCAACCGCTGATTCCAATACCATATAATTTTGTAATTGAGCGTGTAAATATTCTTGGTAAAGTTTAGGACTGATATTCCCAGAAAGTAACATATCGGCAAATTCAGTTCTTTCTGCGTTATCGTGGTGTTGCCTTGTTAGTTCTTTTAAATTGTTTGCCATTTCGTTTCCTCATGATTTAATTCATTTTGTATATGAAAGTATTTATAAATAATTGCTGAACTCAATTGTATATATCTCAATGGGAGAACTTATGAAAAATAAAGTACAATTTGATGATGTAAAAAGTGAAGCCATTAAAAAAGCAGAAATGGCAAAAATTGCATATGAAGATGGTAAGGAAGCCAAACCATTATTCAAAGCATTAGGTTATACCGGTCATAAATTTATTGATAAAGACGGCGCACAAGCTCATTGTGTTTGGAATAAAGAAGAATTCGTTCTATGTTGCCGTGGTACTGAACCTACAGAACTCAACGACCTTAAAGCAGATTTAAATATTTGGCCTGATAAGGCTCAAGTTGGTGGTTGGGTACATAATGGTTTCCAAAATGAAATTGATGATATCTGGGAAGACGTTATGAAAGAATTTGGAAAACATTCAGATAAAAAGATTTCAATTTGTGGACATTCATTAGGTGGAGCAATGGCAACAATTGCTGCTTCAAGATTAAAAGTACACAAACCTGTTCTATATACATTTGGATCACCAAGAGTTGGTAATGCCGAGTTTGTAAAGAACATGTCAAGTGTTGAACATTATCGCTTTGTTAATAACAATGATTTAGTTACAGTTATACCACCTTGGGTTATGGGTTACCGTCATCACGGTACAGTTATGTATTTTAACTATAACGGTATTATCAAGAACCTTGCTTGGTGGAGAAAGTTGAAAGATAAACTAAGAGGTATTGTGACTTCGTGGATTAATCTAAAGCCTTTTGACGGCCTTGCAGACCACTCAATGGATAACTACACAAAATATACTAAGGACAACTAATGGACATTTTAGAGAGGTTATTATCAGATACCTTATGGATTTATACAGCAATCCTTGGTTCAATCGCAGGCGCAGGATTCTTGTTTTGGTTTAAAGATACGAGAATGGCAACTTGGGCTGTAGCAAAATTTGACGGTATTTTAGAATATCTTGTAATTCGTTGGGGTTGGACTTGGTTACAAAATGACCCTGATGCTTGGAGAAAAAAGTATCCTCGTATTACTGGAAAAATTGATGAGCTTGAAGATAGAATAGAAATGCTTGAAGGAGATTCACATCCTCCTGTTGCTCCTGGTGGAACAGCTGAGCTTAAATCGTTGATTGATGATATCAACAAAAGATTAGATAATCTTGAAAAGAAAAAGTAATGGAACTAACCGATGCAGCAATATCTAAAGCGATTGAAAGAACGGCAGGATCGCAACCTAGCTATATTAGGTTGGGTGTCACTGCTGGTGGGTGTGTTGGCTTTGAGTATATTATTGAATATGCTCGTGAAATTAGTAACGATGATACTGTAACTGATTACGGAAAGTTTAAAATAGTCATGGATAAATTGTCCGAACCGTATTTTAAAGATGCAAAGTTGGACTGGGTAAAGGAAGGATTGAATGAATCATTTAGAATTATCAATCCAAATGAAACCGCTTCTTGCGGTTGCGGAGAATCAATAGGATTTTAAAATGGAATTTATATTATTAGCAATTATGCTAACTTCAGTGACCTACTGTATGGCAAGCTTGCTATTCATTAAGGAAGGAAGTAAAGGTATCACTAAACCTTACGTAACTAAAGACGGTAAGAAACATACCGCTCGGAAGTCTCGTATAGATTATATAGTGTAAAACAAAAAAGGAGAAAAATATGTTAGATTTTATTAAAGATAGATTAGTCGAAAGAACTTCATTAGACGGTGGTGTACTAATCGCAATATGCGGATCTATAATTTTATTCGGCGGTATTGTAAAACTTGCAGCTTGGGTTGGTCTAGGTTGGGGAGTATATACCTTACTTAAAGGCGAAAAATAATGGAAGAAGAATTAAAATCAAGCGGACATCATCCTGCTGATACAAACGGAGACGGTAAAGTTTCCAAAGCTGAAGAGGCAATGTATTTAGAGTTTAAGAGAAAAGAACTCGAAGACCAGGATGCTATGAGAGATGCACAACGTAAGATGGCATGGTTCTCATTGTATGGAATGTTAGCATATCCTGTTTTAGTAATCGGATCCAATGTGGTCGGTTATGAAAAGGCAGCTGATATCTTGGGCGATATGGCAGGAGTATATTTTATTGCTGTTGCTGGTATTGTTGCTGCATTCTTTGGTGCGCAAGCTTGGACTAAAAAGTAAAGGAAGGGGCGCAATGCCCCTTTTTATTATTTCTCTACTGAATGTAGAGTTTCTATTTTGACGGTGTCATGATAATCACCATCGGAAAAATCTCTAATAGCGGTTTCTTTATATAAGTAACCATCTTTAACTTTATAAGAAACAACTTCTTTTCTAAATACACCTTCCATTTTATCTAAAGATGTTTTGAAAGGCCCATCATTCAATGGCCCAAACGGTTTAGTTGCTTCATCAATAATCTTTTTCTTAAGAGGTGTTAATACCTCAACGTTGTGTCCTTTATAATTCATAATTTATTCCTCTTCAGGGGGTTGTTGGTCTGGGTGAGTACCCTCTAACCATTGTAATCTTTCTGGGTCGTCTTCAGGTTCAAATTCTCCATCAACTCCTTCCTCACCAGGTATTAGTGTTGATGTTGTTAATTTAAGTGAAGAATTACCGAGCTGATTTTCTTGCACTAAATGAGCAGGAATGATAGATGTGTTTGCTTCAGAGGCAACAATTTCACCTCGCATATCTCCTTCTTTATCGCGTGCGAATCGAGCATTCCGAATCCATTCTGGATTATTTTCTACTGTATCATTATAAACAGTTGCTATATGGTCGAAGAATGCAGTACCTGGTCCTAGTGTTTGAAAATCCCAAGTTAGGTAATTTACTTCGTCCCAAAATGCTTCTCTTGCTACATGATATTCATCAGCATACATATATGATTTACTTCCTGCTTGGTTGCGACCAATTAATATCATTGTTCCAACGAAGTGAGTACCTTCTACAAATCCTGAAGACATTGTTAATGCATAACCATCTTCTGAACATACAAAAACAACTCCGCCTGCATCAGCTGAATTTAAATGAGATTGAAATTGTGTACGAATATATTCACGCTTTGCTTCATTGTCACCATCAGCGACAGGTGTGCCTTCCCAAGGATAGCTTCCATTATTTAAGTTATCAATACAATCATCAAACATTCGGTTGAAGTCTGTATCGTTAATCTCTGTTATTAAATCAAATCTTATTGCCATTATATAATCCTATATCTATTGTGGAGTTTCTGGTGAAAGTACTGCTCCGTTTGAATAAGGTGCTGTACCAAAAACATAGCCGGATCCCCAAATCCAACTTGTCCTATTTTGGTTAAAGTCTCTGTTCCAACTTGCGTTCGCGGTGTATAAAGTATATGTACCATCGGTATATCGGTTAAACCAATTTCTTGGTAAAATACCTTGCATATAAATTACTTGAGAATAGTTTTGCTGATTTTTAAATGTTGTCCAAACTCGATACATACCTTGTATTGTTGCTCCTCGGTAATTTGTCGGGTTGATTGAACCCATCGCAGGAATAATAGTTCCGTTTGAATAACCGTAGTTACGAATAAAGTTGGTACCGAAGTTAACTTGTCCACATACTAAATGCCAGCCTCTATGTGTATTATAGAAGTCTGCCATATCAATTGTTCCACTCGTAGGAACTGTTGTATTATGTCCTGAACCGTAACTATGAACTCTCGTCGCATTAACACCGCCTCTATAGTATTCGGCCATGTCAGGAGTACCACTCGCACCAAACTGGTTACGAATGTCATTCATAGAAATTGTACCTGAACTTTGTAATCTACTCAATTGAATATACCTCTTTAGATATATTTATTAATCAACGAGCAATTGGATTATTCCATTTTCCCAATTTTCTACAACGTCTCTTGCGTAAGATTCACTTTTACCAGGAAGCTTCCTTGATTCTACTACTTGACCATTTTCCAATAAGTCCACAATATACATCGTATCTGGGCCATTTGAGCCTGATTCATTATTACCGGTTACGGCTTCCTTACGAATATGTGCTTGTCGAGTTCTACTCACTTTCTTTCTCCAATTCAGATTTTAAAACAGGTACACCATGATGTGTATACCCTATTACTTCATCTTTTTCAAATAAACTATATAAGCCTATTCCTATAATTACAACCCATAGAATAACTCCACTCCATATTAGAAGCTTTGTTGATTCGTATGCTAATTTATCCAAAAACGACATTTGCCTTTCCAAGTTTATTACGTCTTTCCAATTCAATTTTGATTTTTCTTTTATCTCTTTTCTTTGTACTCGAAGCATTATACTTTTCTATTAAAGCCCCATTGGAATATGCTTTGATATAATCATGAGTATATTCAAATGAAGGCCTTGAGGCTCCTCTTACAATCTTTCTTGCGCTTTGTCCTAATTTAACTGGCATCTATTCTCCTTACTGCTTCAATAATCCTATCCGCACATGGATCATTGAGATAACCATAAATTCCTGGGTCAGCCTGTTTATAGTCATCTAATATTTTTAATACTTCTTCGTAGGGCGGATCCTCGAAGTCTCCATCTTTGTTCATTATCGCAAGCTCCCAAAGTCCTTTCTTATAACCATAAGAACCTGGAAATTTAACTAATGAAATTATATATCCATTCTCAAAGTTAAATTCTTTACGTACACCACCATACCAAGATTGTGATTTAGGCCACTTCGCCATTTGTTGCTCCTGAAGGATAACCTTCCTCCCATGATATAACTGTATTTAACCTAAAGGATCTCCACGCTTCTTTATCAATTGCCCATGCGGCAACATGATCTGAATCTGCGTTGAAATCTTTAATGATTGTTTTTACAGAATGTTCTTCAAGTACATCTGGGTTCAATGTACATGGCATAATACGAATCTCTTCAGTATTAATCTTTTTAAATACAACCGTCACAACGCCTTTCTTTAAAGCGTTAATCAAATTTTGTGTTTCTGTTCTTTCCATCATATACTCCTGTTGGCGCCCTCGAAAGGAATCGAACCTCTAGTTGTCGGTTCGTAGCCGACTGTTTTATCCGTTAAACTACGAGGGCTCATAATAAATTAGACCACCACTGCATCCACCATTGACCATGATCTCTTACGATACCAATAGCCAATATAGCAAAAGCAGCTCCATTCAAAAGAATAAGTGCTCGGTCTTCCCAAAGCAAACTTACCCATAACCATAGGCCTATTCCAAAAAAGCTAAAATATAAATCAAGCAAATGGAACTCTGCTCCTGCTGACCTAAAAATAATTGCTGATAGTACTAAAACGGATGCTACCCATTTTACATACCAATCAATTTTTCTTTCACCTTTTTCAGAACGAATCATTAACCTATGTCAACCTCTTCAATAATATTTTCTGTTGGCATATCAATAATATATCCATCAAGTCTACGGACGTATGTTCGTCCGCCTTCTACTTTTTCAATTGTTCCAGCAACTTCGAGTGTTTGTTCTTCATGCAACTCGTGTGCATATGTTATTTTCTTTTTCATAATTCTTTTAACCTCTCCCAGGTGTCTTGCCAAGATTCAACAGGATAGTTCCATCCCATCTTACCTAAGTCAATTACTAATGCAAGTGGATAATCATTTCCACCATAAGCCATTCTATCTCCGAAGAAATGAATAAACTCATATTCTTTATTTAGGATTTTAGCCACTTGTGACTTATCATTACCTCTAGGAATAATATCAATACTTATCTGTCCACCGATACTTGCGTGTACTGCTGGATATAGACGATTAATATCTTCTACGATTTGATGTCTTTCCTTATTCTTTGAATCCCAATCATAATATTGTTGTCTTTGTTGTTCATTTGCATTACGACCAACAACAGAGAAATTAATCATACCTGTTCTAATCTCTAAATGATCTCCTGCCTTAATTGGATATTTGCTTCTATGAACAAATTGAGTTAAGTAATGTTTAAATTCATAATCAGGAGTATAGTCATTTTTACTAACACGCCTATTCTTCTCCCAATACTCGTTTCCATTGCAGTGCCAGACTCCCTTGACAGACTCGTATAAATTTGGACCTATTTGTTCAAAGGTCTTTTGTCTGTCGGATCCAGTGACGAAATAGACGTCATTGTTTTTCGCAAATTCAATCATATAGGATTCAAATTCAGAGTCAATAGGTTTCCGTGAATCTGTCAATGTTCCGTCTATGTCAAATACAAATACTTCTTTCATAATATTCCAAATGGTGCCGGCTGAGAGAATCGAACTCCCGACCTACTGATTACAAATCAGTTGCTCTACCTGCTGAGCTAAGCCGGCAACTGTGCTTCAACTAATTCAAAGACCTTTTCTTTTTTGTACCAAAGACCACTATACATGGATTGACGTCCGTCTCCCCAATCAACGATATATCTTTTATACCCAAATGGTCTTTCGGAGAATATTCTAACATCTCCATAATTCTTTTCTAACAATCTCATAAGTAGTTTTCAATGACAGGCTTTGGCATTTTATTAAATACGTAGTCAGCGTAATCATTATACATTTTCATAAGCAGATCGTTTTCCTGAGCTGCTGCCTGTATCTTTTGTCGAGCATTCCTTCCTTTTGTCCAAACTGAATGGTCGTCTGAGTATTCATAATACCAATCATGACTTTGCAGTTCTTTAAAGTATTCTGTTAAGCTCATTGTTTATTCCTTTATGTTTTGTATAACCACGGCTTGCTGCCTTCTTACGATCTTTGTGCGTAGCAGGCTTATTGAACTTATTACAGTTCTTCGCTACTGGATTTGATTTGTTCCTTTCCATTTTTTCTAAACCTTTTGTTATAACCTTTCTTAATACTTTTGGTAACACCTGACTTAGTCAAGTATACATACCACTTACGTGCAGATGTCAATGCATCCTCTTCAGCACCGCCTTTGAGTGGTATTCTTTCTTTCTTCTTAGACATTACCTATTTATACCCCTCTTTGTATTTGGCGCGCCCACCAGGACTCGAACCTGGAACCTACAGCTTAGAAGGCTGTTGCACTATCCAGTTGTGCTATGAGCGCATTTCCAAATACTAACTCTGTTCAAACTCATTCATAAATCCAATCATGAGTTTCTTCTGTAACCTTCGAGCCTCTTTTTCCCAAGGCTGTTCCCAATACGCAGTTTCGGTGTGGTCCTTACCTTTCCAATACTGTAAATTTTCTGTAAGCTCCTTACGAGCAAACTGTTTCACATGAACTAATTCATGAGCTAATGTCGACATCCAATTCCCATACAATGCGACATCAATAATAAAATTTCTCGGATCCACCGACTCGCAAAGTCCTTCACTGTGGGAGTTGTCTACAAAGAGCTTGTGATGGAACTTAATATGAATGTTGGTACGGAGTCGACTTATACCAAGTTCTTTTGTAAAGAACCTGACTGCCATCAAAGCCTGTGCCTTTAAATTCATATCTAACTGTCCGTCGCGAGGACCCGAGAAATAAACTTGCATATTTTATAATCCAAAAATTAAAAATAATATTAATAGAGAGAACAGCAAAAATGTGTTTTCCCAAACTGTTTCCGCAAGCCATAAACAAATCTTAATGACTGCGAAGAAACAAATGGCTACTACGAGAGCAGCCGCAAAAAACCAGATTAGTTCCACTCTTGGTCGAACCCTCCTTCATTATACGTTGGAGTCAATCCTAGCTCAATGGCTGGGTCAAACTTGTCGTCAGAATATAACGCAAAGTCTTTCATTTTCGCAAGCTTAGCAGCAGCACGTTCGTTCTTAGCGTTTTCTCGTGCTTCAGCAGTTGCCATTTCCTTTTCGTACTTTACCTTTTCCTTTTCTAGGAATTTCTTAATCTGTTCAAATGTCATTGACTTACTCATTACGCAACCTCCATTTCATTTTCAAAGTATTCATTGATGTAAGCAGATACAATCCCTGCATTACCACCAATGTGCCAATTGTAAGACTCAGACGACATGGCAAAATAACCACCGTCATAATCTTTCCAATTATAAATGGTAATAGGATAGACTTGACCGTCTTCCTCTATGATTTTAAGTTCCCACTCAATGTCGACTTTACCGTCACCGGAAGTTTCAGTACATTGTGGATGACCAAAGACCTTGACTAGGTCTGCGTAAGATGCCTCAATATAACCTTGAAGCGAGGTGGACACGAATGTTGTCCTTGGTTTGATTTCATAATTCATAACAACTCCCATTGTTTTCAAATTTCAGATTATATTATACTCTATTTGGGCTATCTTGTCAATAGCTAATCTGAAAAAAGTTCTATAATTTTTAGGAATATCCATAGAACTTTTAGTTATATCAGACACCATGCGTCATATGTTCGTATGCATCAGGACACGTATTGATGTCTTCTCCGCAACCACAGGTATTATCCTCGTCAATATCTGGAGCTCCAACCAGAGACCTTATTTGTGCCTCTGTATACCTTTGTTCTCCATTTCTGATTGACTGTTCAGCTAACAATTTAATATATTCGTTTTTCATAATAACTCCTTATTGTGGACCATCAGGCAAGGCGTCAAACCTTTCCTCGGTAATCCTAATTAATATTTCATCTCTATCATCATCGGCATGTAAACCAGTCTCGATAACAATATCTCTTATTTCGGACTCTAAAAGTCCTTTCTCGTCTGCATCAAGAACGTCCTGATGGATGTTCTCAAGCATCATATCATTTTGTAAACAACTCATAATTTAACTCCTTTTCCGATTTGTTATACTACCATAATAAACTATCTCACAATGAATGTCAATAGCAAATATGAAAAAATTTGATTTTTTTCTCCTTATACAATATATAGATACCAGACGATAGTAAAATTAACTATTGACATTCACAATGAAACCTGTTAGAATGGTATCATAATGAATTGCTCGAGAGGGTGGTAAGGCGCGAACTCGTAGAGAAGGTGCAGCCCTGAAAGCAATTAACTATTGACATTGACCTTCAACTGTGGTATAATGGCAATTGATGATGGAGACAATATAGTGGCAACGAACACTGAACAATTTAGAATACTTACGGCACGACAGCATGTTCGTGAACGTATCGGTATGTACATGGGTTCAAGTTCTCAGGAAGACATCGAAAGATTTGTTCTTGGAGAATGGAAGAAAGCAAAGTATGTACCTGCACTATCAAAGATGGTTGATGAAATTCTTGATAATGCAATTGACGAAGCAATTCGTACTAATTTTAAATACGCAAATAAAATCAATGTAAGCATTCGCGGTAATTCTATTACAGTGACAGATAACGGTCGCGGTATTCCTCAAGATAAAATATTTGACGAAACAAGTAAAGAAGAACTTTTACGACCTGTTGCTGCTTGGACTAAAGTTAATGCAGGTACCTCATTTGATGATGAACGAGTTACGATTGGAACTAACGGTGTCGGCTCTGCTGCTACGAACTTCCTATCGGAATCTTTCTCAGGTAAAACTTGGTCTAATAAAAAATACATACAAGTTGATTGTAAAGATGGTGCTGATACATTAAAAATTAAAACAGGCGATAGAGCAGGTCATGGTACCGAAGTAACCTTTACTCCTGACTTTAGTTTATTTGAGGTTGATAGTTTAGAAGAACTTGATACGATTACATTAATTGAAGATCGTCTTATCAGTTTACAAATGGCTTTCCCAGAAATCCAATTTAGCTTCGATAAGAAAAGAGTTAAAGTAAAAGACATTAAACAGTATGCTGCTTTATTCAGTGATACTACAATTCTTGAGAAGACTGATAATCTGTCATACTTTATTGCACCTTCAGAGGATGGATTTAGAACGAATAGTTTTATAAATGGTGTTAACACAAGACAAGGTGGTACTTATGTAGATGTCTTTATGAACGCCATTATAGATGAACTCGTTGTTAAAATTAAAAGACGTCATAAAGTCGAAGTATTAAAAACTACAATTAAGAGTGGTTTAACCTTTGTGATGTTTGCTAGGAACTTTACGAATCCTAAATTTGATTCTCAAACAAAAGAAAGGTTAACGAATCCTTGGGGAGAAATCAAATCCCACATGGAATCTTGCGGTGTTCGTGATGGTGCTTGGCTTGCTCAAAAGATTTTAAATACACCTGATATTATTGACCCAATTATTGAAGCGCAGTTAGCAAAGAAACTTGCTGCGGATAAAAGAGCTGCTACATTGGCTCAAAAGAAACTCCGTAAGGTTAAGGTTGCTAAACATATATCGGCAAATAAAGATGATGCAACATTAAAGATTGTGGAAGGTGATTCTGCGATGGGATTCTTATTAAAGGTTCGTGACCCTGATAAGGTTGGAGCATTTCCACTCCGTGGTGTTATTATGAATACCTGGGATATGAAACCTGCTGAGGTATTAAAGAACAAAGAACTATCTGAATTGGTTGCTGTATTAGGATTAGATATTAACGATCCTAATTCTGTTGACAATATGTCTTATCAACATATCGCAACATTAACTGATGCTGACCATGATGGTATTGGACATATCAGTCCATTGCTGATTGCGTTCTTTTACAAATTTTGGCCTCGCCTGTTAACTGAACAGAGAGTAATGATTACAAGAACACCTATTATGATTAGTTCAAAAGGTGATGAAGTGGAATGGTTCTATACTTATGAAGAAGCAAGTTCGTTTAAGAATAAGCAATCTACATATAAGCACAGATACATTAAGGGTCTAGGTTCATTAACTGAAGATGAGTATAGTACTATTATTAATTGTCCGAAGTATGATGTAGTCACGGTTGATGATGCATCAGTATTTCAAATGATGTTTGGTAAGGACAGTAATTTAAGAAAGGAGTATATGTTTGGATAATCTTTGCTTTGATTGTGGTCTCTGTTGTAATGGTACACTATTTGATAAAGTTGACATACCAGGAGAAGATGATTTGTTATTACCTTGTGTTAACCTAACATCAACTAACAGATGTGCAATATACGAAAACAGACCAAAGCCTTGTCAAGATTATGTATGTATAATGTTACACAACTATACAGTGGGTAAAATGACAAAGGAAAATGCGTTACGATTAATTGATGATGTAAAATCTGGAGTCGTAACAAAACAAGAATTTAAAAGAGTGGATAATAACAAGATTATAGGTAATTATTTATGAGTGATTTAACAGCTTACATTAGTGAAAACAATTTAGGAACAGAGTATCCTATTTCAAAGGTAGCAGCTAACGAATGGAAATCATTCGCAATGTATACCGTTGAATCTCGTGCTATTCCAAATATGATTGATGGACTTAAACCTGTTCAAAGGTTCTATCTCTATTCGTCAATCCTTAATAGTAAGAAAGATTTTAAAAAGGTCTCTGCTGTCTCAGGTATTATATCAGATTATGGTTATAATCATGGTGAAGCATCTGCGGCAGGCGCAGGTCAATTAATGGCAGCAACTTGGAATAATAACATTTGCCTAATTGAAGGTCGAGGCTCATTTGGTACTCGACTTGTTCAAGAAGCAGGTGCTCCTCGTTATGTCTATTCTCGACTCTCTGACAATTTTAACAAATATGTTAAAGATATTGATTTGAGTCCAGTGCATGAAGATCCTGAGCACGAACCACCTCAATTCTATTTACCTATCATTCCTATGGTACTTGTAAATGGAACAAAAGGTATTGCGACAGGGTTTGCTACAAACATTCTTCCGCACGATCCTCAAGATCTTGCTAAGGCTTGTCTTCAGTATATTAATAACAATGCAATACGAACTCCAATCCGAGTTAAGTTTCCGGATTACACAGGAGAAGTTGAGCAGAGTACTGAAGATCCCACCAAGTATGTTTCGTATGGTACTTTTAAACGACAGGGTAAAACCTTAGTCTCCATCACAGAAGTACCATACGGCTTTGACCGAGAAGGTTATGTTAAGGTACTTGATAAGTTGGAAGAAGATGGAGATATTGTATCTTACGACGATCTTTGCGATAAGAATGGATTTAGGTTTGAGGTTAAACTCAAATTGGCTTCTGCGAAATGGAATGATTCTAAGCTTATTTCTAAGTTTAAGTTATCCAAGCCATATTCGCAAAACATCACAGTCATTGATTTTGACGGCAAACTCCGAGAATATGCGGATGCAAAAACACTTCTAAAGGACTTTTGTGACTACCGCCTTGGGATACTACAGCAGAGAATTGACGCTGAAGTAGCAAAGTATACTGAAGAGGTTCGATGGCTTAAAGTTAAGATGGAGTTTATTCAAGCGTTTATTGATAGTCGTATTGTAATGAAAGACAATACAAAGGCACAGGTCGTTAAACAAATAATGCAAGAGACATCTGCACTAGGAGGTGACACAAACAGATTGCTCGCATTAAGTATCATTAACCTTACAAAAGACGAAATTGTAAAGTTAAAGAAACAGATTGAAGAAACAAATAAAACTTTGAGCTTTTGGACTAAGACAACACCTACTGAACAATTTAATACAGACTTGGAGAATATATAAAATGGTAGACGGAAAATTTACACAAATTAAAAATACGTTAGTACAGCAGTTCCCTGATGGATTTAGAATTCTTAAAGAATCAGATCCTGATGATAAGTTCTTGGTTATTGACGAACTTGATTTGAAACCTGGGTCAACATATAGAGTAGGTCCTAATGGATTTTTTGAATATGTTGGTAATGATTACGAATGAAAAATATATGGACAATATGGAAGTATGCATTAGGAGGGTTCTCTGATGAAAAGACCGAACCCTATGATAATTATGTGGCTTTGCTTCGGACTCTTATTGTGGGGGTTAACTTTTTAACCTGCTTCTTTATTATGGCAAATGTCATACACAATTGGTAGATTATGGAAAAGAAACATTTAAACTTAAACTTATTAACTGAGGGACTTCCGTTAACGGATGTTCAAACTTTATATCATGAATTCTTTTATAGAAAAGATTATCAATGGTGGCGTGACGTTGAGCCTGGTGATACTGTTGTCGATATTGGTGCTTGTGTTGGCTTTTTTGTATGTCACGCTTTGGATCGTGGTGCTAATCGTATCATTGCCGTTGAGCCTTCTCGCCCTCATCTCAAAACGCTTATAAGAAACATATCGGATTATTTTATTGACCACGGAAAGGTTCCTGTCTTACCTATTGAGGCTGGGATTGGTTCAACAGCAAATCATTTTGCGAATGTCTATTCAGACCATAAAGATTATAAAAAGATGTCTTTCTTGGATCTTGTAGTTGATTACGATATCCCAAAGATAGATTATTTAAAAATTGATTGCGAAGGTGGAGAGTATGGTATCTTTACTGAAATGAATCTTCCGTATTTGAAAAACAACGTAAAACATATTGCATGCGAGTTTCATTTAAACGCATACAGCGGTTGTGTTAAACAATGGCAAAAATTTCGCGATGGTCTATTGAGAGAATTTGATGTTAATCAAGTAAGGTTCCTCGAACACGAAGATAGAGAAAAAGCTTACGACGATGAGTTTTTAAATAAAGGAGACTTTAAAAAGTGGAGTTCCTTTATGTTGTTTATTACCAATTCCTAACGTATATCATAAAAGTATTTGGAAGGTGATCTTCCCAATCATCATACCAAATCTTTTCTCTCAAAGCTTCATCTTTAAATAGTAACCTATCCTTAAGTGGAGTTAAAATTTCTTCTCTCCATTTCTCAAAGATCTTTTTCGTATTGTATCGTTTATCCATATAACAACGAATCGCAATGAATCGTGTTCGGTCCATACAGAAAGGTAATATATCAGGACATAAGATATTATATTCTGCTCCCCAAGCATCTATCTTTAAATAATCAATAAACTCTAAATTATTCCAATAAGTGATTTCAGCAAGAGTCATAACTCTCGGTTCTTCGCCTTCAACCATCGTTTGTGATTTGTAAATTGTTTGTCTATCGACATCCTTTCCAATCGCAGCGTTGATTGCTTTAACTTTGACTTGCTCAGGTGGTGTATCAATTATGTGGTCAGATACATTTTTAATCGCGGCTTTAAGTAATCGTCTGTTAGGTTCAATCATTAAGACTTTGCCTGCGCCTGCATCTAAAGCTTTCTTTGAAAACAATCCAATGTTTGCTCCAATGTCGACGACAGTACCACCTGCCTGTACTTCAGACCACCAATCGTAGTCCTTTCCAAGTATAATTTGATTATGTAATGTTGAGATTTCTTGAATAGTCAGCCCAGCTGTATCAAGGTCGTGAATGTTTTGCATGATTTAGTCCAATCTAATAAATAGTATAATAACAATTGATAAATCTATTTATAGGAATTAGTAGATGACAGAAATAATTAATAATTACTTATCTCCGACAAACTTCTCTGTTAGTATTCAGAGGTTGCCTCATGTTGAGTTTTTTACGCAAAAGGCATCTGTTCCAAGTTTGTCTGCTACGGCAATAGAACTAAGTTCTCCAACGAATCCTTTTTACGAAGTGCCACAAAACATTTCATATACTGATTTGGAATTGTCGTTTATCGTTGACGAGAATATGAATAATTATAAAGAAGTGCTTAATTGGATGGAAGGTATTTCTGGACCAGAATCAACCAAACAAACAAAAAGCTTACTTGCTCAGAATGGATTTAAATCAGATATTATATTAACGATTACCAATTCTCATAAAAATCCACATGTGCAGTTTACATTTAAAGATAGTTTCCCTACATCGTTAGGAGCAATTAATCTTGACGTAAATGTTCAAGATGTTTCTTATGCAACATGTTCGGTCACAATGAGATACGATACATTTACAATGGAACAACTGTAAATAACTATTGACATTTATATACAAATAGTGTATAATGGATATGTAATTAATAGTTTGAGATAGATTATGGACACAAATGATATAGCGGCCATTTGGGCGCAAGACTCACCAATCGATGAAACGAACTTGGTCGGTGAAAGTAAAAGAATTCCCCAACTTCATAGTAAGTACTATAATCTTTATTATAGAGAAGTCTTACGTGTAAAGAAACTTAAAGCCGAATATAAAGAACTTGAAATGGAGAAGCGTAATTATTACGACGGCTCAATGGATGAGTTAACTTTAAAAGAAAAAGGTTGGAAGCCGTTTCAGTTAAAAGTATTAAGAAACGATTTAGACAAATACATTCAAGCAGATAAAGATATTATTAAGTTAAGTCTTACAATTGATTTCCATAGTGCAAATGCAAACTATCTTGAAGATATAATTAAAACAATACACAGTAGGAATTTTGTAATTAAGAATATGATTGATATTCTAAAATTCCAATCCGGAGATTATTAATGTGGAATAAATTTATGGAATGGGCGTGGAAGCAGGAGGAGACAAAACCTGAACCTAAAGTAATTGATATGATGGCAGATGATGTTGACCCAAACGAGGTCACTATCGAAAATGCTTATAAGACAAGATGGATTTGGTATCATACTATTTTGGCAATAGGTATCTTTTTCACCAACATATTATTAACAGCAATCCTGGTGGTCTTGGCACTTAAATTATGAGTGAACGAATAGAAGTAGAATATATTAATTCGGTATATATGCGTATCAAAGCAGATGCGGGTATGAAGTCTGAATTATCTGAGTTCTTTGCTTTCAAACCTGAAGGTTATCAATTCAGTCCAAAATATAAAGCAAGAGTGTGGGATGGTACGATTCGTTTGTTTCAACCTATGCGACCTGTTCTATATGTTGGTTTATATCCTCACTTACAAAAGTTTTGCGAACAGCGCGATTATATATTAGATGCTCCATCTGAAATTGGTGAAAAGGAAATTATTGAAAAAGGTTATGTTGAAGAACTTGCGGAATCTATTAATTGTAAGTTCAAGCCTCGTGATTATCAGATAGAGTATATTGAAAATGCGTTAAAGAATCGTAGGTCTTTATCACTATCTCCGACTTCATCAGGTAAGTCGTTAATCATTTATTTAATTCAGCAGCATTATTATCAAACATTTGGTTTACGAACATTGATTATTGTTCCGACCATTTCATTAGTACATCAAATGTCAGGTGACTTTGTAGATTATGGTTGTGAAGATGAAATATACACAATTCAAGGTGGAGTAGATAAGAACACTAAAGCTCCTATTGTTATCTCTACATGGCAATCTTTAATT